CGTGTATTTTTAGTCATCCTGTTTACCTCTTTCTCAGGGAGTTTAGTCTCCAGGATTCCCGGGGCGGTTCACTGAACATCATCAGCCGCACCTTCCTGGCTGCATTTGCGACGAACCGGCTGCACCGGGCGGGGACGCGGAATATCATAAAAACCGTTACATTCCGTCAGCACCCCGGCATCGACCGCATCACGCAGAAAATAAACCATCGAGGATGGCGGCATATTCATTTTTTCAGCCAGAATGCCGCAGGTCAGACGCCCGTAAATACTCAGCCAGTTTTTAACCCCTTCAAGCACTTTTGCATCAATCATGAATTATTCCTCCGTCAGCGCCACATATTCAGAATGTTTAATCTCCTGGCATTCTTCAGGAATACCCCCTTTTATTTCCCTGCCATAAGCGCCTACTTTAAACACCACGCACAGGGCATCACGGGAGAGCGACGGGGTCCACCAGGAGTCCATGTTAAACATGGAGGGGATTCTCATTACCCCCAGCTTTTCACAGAGCCAGACAAGGAAATCAGGACGCTTTCTTAACTCGCGTTCAGCGGCTTCAATCATTGCGGCAATCGCCGGTCCTTCAGGGCATGACTCATCAGGTCTGGCAATAAAGCACGGTCCGTCCCCGATAAAAGCCACATCATCGCGCTTACGCCAGCCCGCAGGCAGAGCACCAGAAAAATAAAACTCACTGATTACGTCCATGGCAAACGGCTTTAAGCGCAATCCGGCAGCGCCTGTATTTTTCAGTAATGCCCGAAGAATACTGTTGCGTAGCGGTAAAACAGTCTGTTGATATTTGGTGAAATATTTATTTGTCTGCACACGGTCTAATTTGAAATAAAAATATGCCATATATCCTGTTCCTTATTTTCAGTTTACAGGCGCAGGCAGTCCCCTGACGCGAGCGCCATAATTAAAACGAAGTGATATTTAATTGATTAATGCGGTGTTATTTATTCAGTCCGGCGTCCTGTTCAAAAGGCTCGACATAAAAACTTTCAGCGCCTTTATTCACCTTAATACCGGCAATCCCTTTCACCGCATCCGGCTCCGCCAGGACCGCTTCCTTGTTCACTTCCTCTTTCGTGCGGATGAATCGCTCAAGCCCCATACGGCGCAGCATTTCAATCACACCTTCCACATCACGACTGACGCTGCATGATGGATTCCCCAGTCGCCATGACACCGTTCCGGTGGTCAGATTGGCAGTTTTGGTTTTGCCGCCGTTCGTCAGCTCATCACGGTTGGTTTTGCACCAGTCCTGAATCCCCTTAAAAAGCACTTTGATTTCTTTTTTAAGGTTTTCAATCTGCGGCGTATAACGGGCGGTGATTTCTGCCACTTCATCATTCATCGCTGTTTCCAGGCGCAGCGCCTCTCGCTGAATATCGCCCAGGGTGCGGATATCGCGGCTGACCTCTTCACGGGTCTGCGGTGCCGCCTCTGCTGCGGCCTTTAATTTTGTAACGCGTTTTGCCATTTTGTTTTTCCTTATTGCAGTGTGCCTGATGCTTTATGCACGCGGTGGCGTTTAATGATGGCATCCGCCCCAAAAGCCTGTACAGATGCCTGAAATTCCGCTGAGAGAAACTGAATAATTTCAGGACTGTGATACTGGAGAATACTTGCATAAACGTCACAGAGTGACGTCGGCCTGTTATTCGTATCACGTTCTGTTTTTACATCCACACCAATCTTTTCATGCACTTCAACACAGTCATTGCCTGCCGGTTTTTCGTCATGCGAAACATGCTTAAATTCAAAAATAACGCGTACTTTGCTCATGGAATTACCCCTGCTGATTAAATTCATTACCTTTAATAACCCCGGAACGCATGCTCATATCTTTCATGAGCGCACTGGCTTTCATTGCCACAAGTTCAGCAAAGTCTCTGCTTTCCGCGAGCATAACCACCCCAAAAATCATGGCGGGTCCATCACCTTTCTGCTTTATCCCGGTTGAACGTATGTCCAGACTTACCCCCATGCGCACTGTTCCATCAGCGTTTTTATGGATAACGTGCTCCTTGTATTCGAAAATAATGCGTACGACTTTACTCATCCTCTGGTCCTCGTTCTGTTTGGATAACTGACCCGGCGTCTGACCTCACGGCAGAACCGAATCATGGCATTAAAGGCTTCTTCCTCCGTCACCGCTTCCGGTATCCCCGGAACCAGCAACTGCTCCTGTTCATCACGTCCATGACGCGCCATAACCTCAATCACATGCCGTACCGTGGCAGGCTTTCCGGCAACTATCGGCAATGCACCTTCCGGCAGGACGTAACCAAACTCAATAAGACCACTCGACCACGCCCATGCAATGAGATTTTTTTTCACCTCACACCTCCCAGTAAACCGTGCAGCCGCTGATGCGGGTGGCCTTCACACGGCGGCGCAGGCCGTTGGTCTGTATGGTGATTTCAATTTCACCGGTTCCCTGCACGTTGCCTACCGGCGGCGTGGTTTTCAGTGCAAAACGTTGCGGATAGCGCTTACTGCGTTCCAGTACCGCACCGGCAAGTTCGGTCAGACGGCGCGCGCTGTTCAGGGAGTCGAATAAATTCATTTTGTTACCGCAGGATTGCATATTCATATAACACCTCATTTAGCTGACTTGTTTCGCACCAACAGAACGGCATATTCCGCTGTAAACGTCTGTCGCACCTTCTCGATCAAGTCCGGCAGATATCACCATTCGTGTGCGGTCATTAAATTCAAAAAGTAAATCGCCACATTCTTTATTTTCGGCCAGTGAAATCACCTTCACGTTATCGAAATTAACCAGGTAAAAGCGTCCGTAAATATCAGGAATATTAAATACCGCCATAATCACACCTGTGAGAGTAATTCAGGGTTGGTATAAACCTCTTTAAAGGCCGCATTAATATGTTTTTCTGTCAGCGCCGCGCCTTCACCGCTGGCGGTGAGCCACGCCTGGTTAAGCGTATGTGTCAGAACGCGTAACGCTCCCGGCTTTTCAGCGATAGCCTGCATGACGGCCAGCTCGGCCTCACCACTGATCCCCCACGCCCTGGCAATGGCCAGCACATCCGCCTTTTTGGCCTTGCGAAGTTGTTTTGTACGGGCAAGACGGCTGAACAGGCGCGATAAATCATCAAAGGTGCGGCGTCCACCTTTAAACAATCCGCGCGGGTTACCAATAAGCACCATCCCGATCCCCGTGGCGTCCTGAATTGCCCGGAGTTGCTCCAGACCGTCAATACCAAGATGATCCGCCTCATCCACAATCACCAGTCCACGCGTTCCCATCAGGCGACGGCGGATGGCGCGGGATAATGCCCCTTTGTTCGCGCGGGTGTAATCAATCCCCAGCGCATCGGCCAGCTCCAGCAGACACTCCGTGACGCTGGAGTGCGCGGGTGACAGGGTGATCATCCAGGTGTTTGGTTGCTCCTGGCAGTAATTACGGGCAGTGGCCGTTTTACCCACACCCGGTACGCCCACAATAACGTTAATACAGCCCATCAGACGAACCGCCTGAAACAGTGCGCGCAGCTCCTGGACTGTCTGCGTTTCCACAAACTGCGGCGGTTCCGGCAGTGCGCTTTGTTTATTCCAGTTCTCATACCAGGAACGCAGGGAAGCAGCCACAGCAGCGTTATCGCCTTTATATTTTCCCTTACGGAAAGCCGATAATGTGCCGTCGGAAATTCCCGCCTCTCTGGCGATGGCATACTGCGTCAGTACGCCGCCATCAATAAGTTCATCAATGGTCTTGATTACATCGTTAATATCAGTCATATTATTAACCTCTCATTTGATACCTTGTTTAATCAAATAACCTGAGTCGCCGCTCGGGTTATTTTTTTATTTCAGGCCAGCGGGTCATTTTCTTTTAATTTCGCTTCCAGCAACTGCAATCCCCGCTGGAAATTACGCTCGTATTCTTCATCAGGTTCATCATCAACGGCAGGTTGCTGAACGGCCACCGTATTACCCACCGGGCGGTAGATGTTTTCCAGCCAGGGCTCCTGCGGCTTGTGCTCCAGCACGTTGACAACCTCATCCTCGGCATCACGGATTTTTTCCTCTGCGCGTTTACGCATACCTTTAAGGCGCTGCTGCTGTTTGTAGTATTCCGCGCTGACCGGGAAGGCTTCGCGTTTATTGCCGTCCCATACCGCCTCGCAAATCACGCTGCCATCCAGGCGACGCACGGTAATTCGTTCGGCATCATGAATGTCATAGCTGATAAGCACCTTACGACCATGCTCGTCACGCAGCTCGGGCGCGTAGTAAATATTATTCAGCCAGCGTATTTCACAGCGTCTTACAGGGCGTTCCACCATCGGCCGGAACATATCCCGCAGCTCAACATCGGACAGCCATTCAATTTCCGTGTCCTCTTCCGCCAGGCGTTTTTTTCTGAACTCCGCCGGGCTGTAATGTTTACCGTTCGGCTTCATCGGTAATTCATCGTGCGGCCGGTTGTTGTACCACTCAACACCGTCACGAATGGCATCAATCAGTTCAGACCAGGACGGTAAATCACGCATCGCTGACTGCTGCCGGGCGTTCAGCCGTTTGCCCTGTTGCAGGGCAGTAAATGCCGAGCGTAAATCGCGGTTGGTTTTGCGTAACGTCTCGCGATCTGCACCTTTCCCGAAATAGGTGCGGTATTTACGGGCTATGCGCATCGGTAATGTGCGGTTAAGCCGTTCGATAATGCCTCGTCCCTGCGGATTACCGGCAATCCCGGTCGGGTGATTAATCCCCAGTCGCGGCAGTATCCCCACAACCTCCTTATCCAGGATGTCGGCGGTTTCCCCGGAGCCGTTATCCGAGTAATACAGAAACGGTTTGCCGTGATGGCGAATGCCGTGCTGTATGGCACCGGCTACGGCGAAAACATTTTCAGCCAGGTCAAGGCTCCAGCCCACCACAAAGCGCGTGCCACCGTCGATAACAAAGGTCACTTCCGGTGCAAATGGCCGACCGTGAACCGGGTGTGCGCATTTCAGCTTCATGCCGTGACCGTCACCAATCCAGACATAATTCACCGGCATTCTGGACCAGTCGCGGCGCGTGAATCCCTCAAGCTGGCGGTATTCACTGCCGGTCACCCGGCCTTTTTGTTTCACCACTTCCGGCAGTTTCTTCATTGCGCGGCGAATGGTGTCATAAGACGGCATGATATCGAGCATATAAGGCTCATCAGCGTGCCGGTGCTGCCATTCAGCGACAAAATCCTCGTAAGCCTCGGTCATTGGTCGGCCGTTTGACTGGCGATACTGCGCCAGAAATTCGGGCAGCCAGTTAATATCTTCGGCTTTTATTTCCTGGCGCTTACCCGGTGCCAGTAAAAGCAGGCGTTCAGCGGCGTTCTGCGCCTTGTTAAAGGCCGCAATCCAGCGTTTCAGCGTGATTTCACTTAACGCGCGGCTGTTTCCCTTTTTGGCGTTCGCCGTCTCAACCATTGCCACAATGCGCTCGTCCAGCTGCGAACGTGCCAGGTTGTCAACGATAAACCGGATAGCCTTCGCACAGCTGAAACCAGGTTGTTGCGCGACTTTCAGAACTTCGCTGACGATCGCGATTCGTGCATCAGCCACCTGGCGCTGGTTTTCAGTCAGGGCATTAAGGCGTTCGACCATCAGTTGTGGTGATCCGCGATATGCCTCCACCGCATCAACCACGGCAGGCGAGCGTCTGGCCTTTGTCACCACCGGAGCCGGTGATTCATCAGCTTTTTGCGTCATCAGTTGAAGGGCATAACGTTCACGCAATACTTGTTGCGCGCCAGAAGGCAAACAATCGATATTAAATTCGATTGCTTTTGTCCCCTTACGTTTGCGTAACATGGCTGCATTTCCCGCAGCTGCTTTTGTGAGTCGATGGCGAATGTTATGTTCCATCATTGGTAAATCAGGAAGACCAACACATTCTTTTGCTGTTACCCACATACATCCCCCATCAAGCCACTTCTCTGGCGTCCACCTGGTATCTGCTGGGCCAGATTACAGCAGGTTCAACCCCTATTTTTTCGGCGATGGCGGCTTCGTATTTACGGCACTGGCGGTAAAACACATTGCGCATTGATCCGCTTTTTAATCCTAACTCCCTTTCCAGTTCAGGGAGGTCTGTGCCTTTGTTTTCAAGGGCTGCATATACCGCTTTAGCAGACCAGTCACACCCCTCTCGAACAAACAAATTATTCGATGCTTGTCTGGATACCCTCATTGTGTGATCCTCTCATGTTTACCTAAACCGATAATCAAAACCGGTTATCGATTTAGGTAAACGATACTCGAACAATAATCCGAGATCAAGCTTTTTGTTCGGTTTATTGTTTGGTTTTTCTTTTGTGCGTTTTTGTAGGAAAACCATTTTTATGACAAACAGTTATGAAGAAAAAACCGATGTGAAAAGGGAAAAGTTAGATCGGATTATTAGCCGGAGCACAATAAACCGCTTTGGTGAAAGGCTCAAAGTGGCCATGAAAGGGATGAGTAATGCCGAATTAGCGAGACGAAGTGGCATGTCCGAAACAACAATAAGGAAATACCTACAGGGAAAGATTTACCCTGCACTTGATAGCCTGGCTATTGTTGCTGACGCTTGCGGGGTATCTCTGACTTGGCTCGCGACTGGAGAACAACAAGCAAACCAAACAATAGTTCGAGATGATGCTAAACAAAATTATGACAATGAGTATGAATTACTCATTCACTTACTTCATAAGCTCAAAAAAGAAGAATGTGTATTACTGGTTGATTTCATATCGCGTGAGGGCGTAAACACCCTTATAAGATTGGTGGCAATGAATGCCTCTACGATCAGCCAGGATGCCGTAGAAAGCATCATTGATACGTTACCGTTACGTCCAGTGCTAAAAAATGCAATAAAAGTAGGAATGGCGGGAAGCGAAGACACTGACAAAGAGATTTTGCGCGTTATTGAGAAGTACAACTCGAGCAATAACGCCACCCAGGAATCAAGGGCAGTGACAGTAAAGAAAAATGTTGTTGGTTAAGCGCCATCGCTATCATGAGGTGGTGCTGTAAATACATATAGAGATCATATGACTCATCCCAAGATAATCACGCTATTGAATAGTAATTCATGATGATTATCATACTGATTATAGTTAGATCGATTATGTGAGCATTTTGGCAGTTTGAAGATGTTTTGAAGAAGATTTTAAGGGTAAATTAGCAGTATCAAATGTGTCGCCGTTTTTTGATCTTTTGACTATTTGTTGAGCAGTCGGTATCAAAAAGAGTTTTCCGTCCGAACTATACATCACCTGTTTTATTTCAGCATCTTACAGGTGATTTCACCTCCTTTCACTAAAAGCCTTGTCGGTATCAAATGATTCACCTGGTTACATGTTGCTGGTTCAGCTCCCCACGGATCACGACGCGTCACCACGCTGGACAATAAATTCCAGTTGCGACGCCTCCCAGATTTCGGGGTTTACGATGTCCCATTTCTTGCCCTTGAAAGGGATCGGCCCTTTTTCCACTTCACGCAGGACCAGCGGATCAACCAGCGGGACAACCACATCCAGAATGCATGACCCTTCGTCGTCGAACTCCGGGTCCACGGTGGGATCGGCTAACTTCAGTTCGTCGCGCAGCTCGTTGGCGAACTCATCCACCCAGGCCAGCACCAGGGCATAAATCAGCCCCGGCGAATATTTGCGGTAGGGGAAGTCATCCCACGACAAACGGGCGGTGTAAGTCAGCACTCCGATCCGGCGCTGGTTGTTTCCCAGCGCTTTGGCGTTGCGTACCAGCTCGCAATCCTCCATTGAACTGGAAAACATCTGCATGGCATCAGGCGGCAGATTTGCCGTAATAAACGCCGTCAGGCTTTCAAGCTGGCTCATATCAGATGCACCCCCACGCGTGGTTGCCGCAGCATGTTTCGCATCACGTTGGCCGCCTCGGCCAGCAGGCTGGCGCGGGTGTCCTGGCTTTCCTGCCCCGGATGCGATTCACGCCGCCCGATGGTGGCGAACTCCCCCAGCAAATCGGCCTTTGCGCGGGCGTAGACCGCTTTTTTGTACTGGGCTGTTAACTGGGTTTCGTCGCCCATCTTTGCACCCGGTACATCTGCAGCCCGCTCGCAGGCTTTCGCGTTCCAGTACGTCACCACGTCGGCCAGCGCGTCGTTTACTTCCGCAATAGCAGCCAGCAGGGCCACGCCTGCGGTTTCTGGCGGCAGATCGGCGGGTAGCGTGCGCACCTTCTGAAACTCGGCCAGATCGAGATCGGGCCAGAATGTCACGCCGTTGGTGATCGCTGTTGGCGTCACCGTCACCGGCTTGCCGCTGATACTGAAACTTGGGCCACTCATTGGCGCACCTCGGTTTTGCAATAGAAACGGGCTAACGGGTTCCACGGCCAACAACCGCATGGTTGATGCCTCCCCCGCGCCCGTCCCGGCTTGCGGGAGTCGTTAAAGCTGGGTCAGGCCGTTAATCCGGGCGCGGATTTTTTCGCGCATGGTCTTAACTCCGGCGTTTTTGTTGTACGCCGCCGCCTGGGCCAAAAGGGCGTCGGCCTGCTCCAGCGTGTTCACATCATCCACGGCAGTGGCACGCGGCTGCCCCTTCTCGTCGCGCAGCAGGTAAAGACCGGCGAACTTGAACCACTTCGCGTTAATGTCTTCGTGCAAACGCCACTTTTCGCGGATGTTTTCAAACGTGCGGCTGAAATAGGGTTCGATGCTGTGACCGGCTTCCGCCTGCATGATCGCCCACTCCAGCACCGTGTCGGCCACAAAGGCAGGCAGGTTGCTTTTGAAGTTTTCCGGCGTGGCCTGGCTCTCACTGATAGCCACGTCAGCCCAGTCCAGCGCCTTGCCCATTTCCCCCGTATCGAACAGCCAGATCACGCAGTAAACCAGGGCCGGATTGGCAAAGCGGGCATCACCGGCGAGATATGCCTCGACGGTCGGCATCCAGCGCGGCAAAAGAACGTCGCGCTTCATGTCCATGCGTTCTGCACGCGTCAGACTGCGAAGCCGTTCAACATCCCTTTCCAGCTCCAGCATTTGAATGTGAAAGCTGACCGGCGATGCCGTCAGGGCTTCGCACTTATCCAGCGCCTTTGTGGCTTTCACGCGTGCTCGGTGTCGCTGACACGGGGTCATGGCCATTTTTACGCGCCCCCTCCCGGTGCAACTTCGCCGGTCGCAAGGGTGATTTTGTCGAATGCCGCATACAGCTCGTCATGCTCGACGCCGTAACCTTCCATGCGCAGATAGTTATTCTCGAAGCGCTTGCGGTCGTCGTTCCATTCCGCTTTACGCTTACGTGTGCCCTGCTGGGTATAGATATGCAGGTTGTCCAGCGTGGTGACGATAAGGCGCCCCTCCGGCATAAACGGCGGGGTGTACACGGTACGGCCAGCAATCTGGCGGCCAATAAGCTGCGCGGCGACTTTCTCAGTCGGGCGATCAATCTTATTCATCATGGTGGTGGCGTCGTTGCCGATAAGGTCAGCGGAAGCCAGCACAACCAGGCGCGGGTCATTGCGGAATGGCTCATAAATGCAGGTGTGCACCAGGTCAGTGACTGCCGCATCCAGACCAATAAAGTCAGCACCCGACGCGCCGATAGTGACGGCATCAGAAATAATCTGCTCAGATGAACGGTCTTTAACGATTTTGTGCCAGCCGATGTTGACGTCTTCGCCATTCGGGTTGGCTTCCGGGTCTGTATCTTCTGCAACACTCGTTCCGTTGAACGCCACGCGCAGCATATCCAGCGCGAAAGATTCGTTGCTGAATGCCTGAATACGCTGGAAGAACTCCTCTTCGCTGCCCGCGTTCGCCCAGACAACCAGCAGGGAGTAAGGCAGATACGAACCGGAATCCGTTTCTACCAGCTTGTACTCGTTACCGGACACGCCCAGGGCGCGGGAGAAACGACCATCTTTTTTACGCCCGGTGTAAATACCCGGTTTACCGGTGCTGACCACCTGGCCGGTGATCTGGTCCACATCCAGCACATTGGGCAGCAGGCGCAGGAACTCAGAACTTTGCAGCAGGGCATTGCGCAGCTGGGTTTCTTTCGGATTTGTCAGCGAGAAGTAGCGCGACGTGTCCACCTGGCCGTTAGCTTTCGCCAGGCCTGCGGCAAACTTACGCAGCATCTGCTCTGCTTTTGGGGTTAATTGCATAATCTTTTATTCCTGAAAAGAATGGCTGTTAAACAAACTCAAACGGTTCTTTGCTTCCGCCTGGCGCACTGCCAGGGCGGCGCGTATTGCCGTTTTCCATCGCTGACAACTTAGTCAGGACGGTAGTCAGCTGCGTGGTAAGGTTGTCCATCTGGTTGCCAGCTGGCTGGCGACGGGCGGAAAAGTCACGGCGACGGCTGGCGCGTGGGCGCTTCGCTGGCGTCACATTGAATGACTTCATGACTTTTGCCAGGTTGGCTTTGGCGGCGCTGAATTCTTCCGCTTTGACTTCGTCTTCCGGGTTTTCGATAACGTCCTGCGCCAGCTCGGCCACCTCGTCGGCAGCATCAGCGATCTGGGCGGCAACATCTGCCACCACATCAGCGGCCTGTTCAGGGGTATCAACCGTGTCAGCATCACCCGTTGCGGCGTCTTTACCGCTTTTAAGCAGATCCAGCATTTGCTGAATGAGCGCTTTTAATTCTTCCATTTTTTCTCCGTCGCCCTCGGTGGGCTTGTCAGTGTTTGGCTCTGGGGTTGGCGTAAAATCTTTACTGGCCGAAAATAAACGCGACCAGAAAGAATTTTTTTTATCCGGTTTACTTGTCTGTAATTTTCCTAAACTGAATGTTTCCAGACTCCCGCGTTCGGCGTCCTTTTCTTCACCGGCTAAAACGAATTTAAGTTTTTCCGTTCCCAGACTTGCCGGAATATCCGTCACAGCCAGCCCAAAAAGATATTCACGACCACTGCCTGCAAAATCAGTGACAAATTCTGCTGACGTAAATAACTTTTGCCCCTGCCGATTGGCATCAATTAAAAATTGATTTGGGATTAACTGGGCATATAACTTCGTGACATCACCTTCCGTTTCCACTTTCAGCGCGTCCACTTCCCCCAGATTGCAGGTAAATTCACGTTCGCTGATATCGCATTGCGGATGGTGCGGCCAAATCATGGCCGTGTAGGTTTTGCGGGTGTAGGTTTCTGCCGCATCAATCAACCATTGCGGTTCAATGGTGCGACCGTCCACAGCCTTTCCAGATGTGGCAATACATAGCCAATCCGTGCGGTAATGAGATTGCGGCATAACTGACCTTTAATAATGAATTTAATAACAATGATTCGTTTGTGGTGGTCAGTATTGCGAATTGATTAAAACAGCGCGACCGCTTTATTTCTTATGTATTCGGTTATAAATACATAGCCACTTTTTACCGATATTTAATTATCAATTCTGCAAAATAATCCCGCCATAATAGCCGCATGGCTAAATATTCCGATGAATTAAAAGAAGCGGCCCGCACGCTTTATATGAAAAGCTGGACGCCGAAAGATATTGCGCAGGAACTGAATATTCCACCGCGTACAATTTACCACTGGGCTGATGTCGGGAAGTGGGCATCACTGCTGCCTGTTGAATCGGTGGAAAATGTCATCGCCCGCCGTATCGACCAGCTCTCCCGCCGCGAGAAAAAAACAGCGCTGGAACTGGAAGAACTGCGCGATCTGATTGCTCACCATGTGAAACTCATGGCGCAGCGCAACAAACACGCCGAAAAGCTGGCAGAAATTCAGGCCCAGAAAGCGGCTTATGATGGTGAAGGGTACTGCCTCAGCAGCGCAGGCGGGGAACCAGAGGAAAGAAAGCGCCGGTATAAGAAAAACGACGTTTCCGGTATTACACCGGAAATGCTCGACACCTGGGCGCGGGAACATCTCTTCGAGTACCAGCTGCACTGCCGCGAACATAAAGGCGAAGACTGGCGCTTCATTCTGAAAAGCCGACAGGTCGGCATGACCTATTATTTCGCCTGGGAGGCATTCGAAGATGCTGTCATTACCGGTGATAACCAGGTCTTTTTCTCTGCAAGCCGCTCCCAGTCTGAAATCTTCCGTGAATACATCGTCCAGATCGCCCAGAACCATTTCGGCGTGACGCTGACGGGTAAAAATATCCGCCTCAGCAACGGCGCAATACTGCGCTTTTTGTCCACGAACGCCAGCACCGCGCAGGGCTTTAACGGCCACCTGTATGGCGATGAGGTTTTCTGGATCCCGAAGTTCACGCGCCTGCACGAAGTTGCCAGCGCAATGGCAACGCATAACAAATACCGGACGACCTACTTTTCGACGCCCAGCGCGAAAACGCACCAGGCTTACCCGGTATGGACTGGCGAAGCCTGGCGCGGGGACGACCCGAAACGCAAAGGTGTGGCGTTCCCGACAGAAAGCGAAATGCGCCAGGGTATTCTCTGCCCGGACCAGATCTGGCGCTACATCATAACGATGGAAGACGCTATCGAAGGTGGCCTCGGTGCGCTTGTCGATATTGAACGGCTGCGCAACAAATACAGCCCGACCGCGTTCGCCATGCTCTACATGTGCCAGTTTGTTGACAGTAAGGACGCGGTGTTCAAGTTCTCCGCGCTTGTCGGCTGCGAAGTGGACCGGGCCACATGGGGCGACTTTGATCTGACCGCTGCGCGGCCCTTCGGCAATCGCGAAGTATGGGCAGGCTTTGACCCGTCACGATCCGGCGACAACTCCACCTTTGTGTTAATCGCGCCCCCCATAGAGGACGGCGAGCGCTTCCGCGTGCTGGCCGTCTGGCAATGGCAGGGCTTTAACTTCAGCTGGCAGGCCGACCAGATAAAGCAGCTTATGCGCCGCTTTAACATCACTTACATCGGGATCGATACAACCGGCATTGGTAAGGGCGTTTATGACCTGGTCAGCAAGTTTGCACCGCGCGAAGCCACACCCATTCTTTACAGCGTCGAAAGCAAAAACCGTCTGGTAATGAAGATGATCGACGTTGTCGAGCGTAAGCGCATCGAATGGGCAAAAGACGCCGTAGACGAAACGAACAAAGAGCGCGTCGAAATTCCGCCCAGCTTTATGGCTATCCGGCGCACGACAACCAACAGCGGCAACGCGCTGACGTTTGTTGCCGAACGTTCAGACGCGACCGGCCATGCAGATGTTTTCTTCGCTATCTCGCACGCCGTAATTAACGAACCTATCGATCACGAATATGACCGCCCATCGGGCTGGTACTTTGGGAAAGCAGCATGACAAAGAAACAGCGTAATAATAAAAAATTCAGGTCCATGACCGGCAGCAAGGTTGAATCCTTCACGCCAGGGCGCGGAAGCGTGATCACATTTGGCGAACCCGAACCCATCCTGACGACCGGCACTGATTATCACAATATCTGGTATGACAATGAGTATGACCACTGGCGACTCCCGATTGATCGCCTAGCGCTGGCCCAGTTGCCGAACCTTAACGGCCAGCACGGTGGGGTACTGTATGCGCGGCGCAATATGGTTGCCGGTGGCTACATCGGCGGCGGCCTGACGCCTGACCAGGTCGAACAGGCTGTCTTTGATTACCTGCTGTTTGGTGACGTCGCTATCCTGAAAATTCGTAACGTATTCGGGGAAGTGATCGACCTGCTGCCGCTGCCGTCGCTGTATCTGCGCTGCCGAAAAGACGGGGCGTTTGCTGTTTTGCAGGAAGGGCCAGCACTTATCTATGAACCGGAAGACATCGTCTTTTTTAAAATGTACGACCCGCGCCAGCAGGTGTATGGCCTGCCTGACTATATCGGCGGCATCCATTCGGTGTTACTCAACAGTGAGGCAACCATCTTCCGACGCCGTTACTACAATAATGGGGCACATATGGGCTTTATTCTCTATACCAGCGATCCGAATCTTACGCTGGAAATGGAAAATGAAATCAAAGAGAAGATCGCCCAGTCCAAAGGGCTGGGTAACTTCCGAAATATGTTTATCAACATCCCGAAGGGCGACCCGGAAGGGGTTAAAATCATGCCAGTGGGTGAAGTCAGCGCAAAGGATGAATTTGCCAACATCAAAGGGATAACCGCGCAGGATATCTTTACCGCCCACCGTTTCCCCGCTGGCCTGGCGGGTATCATCCCGACCAACGGCGCGGTAATGGGCAACCCTGAAACCGCCCGCACAACCTATCGCAAGGATGAAGTTATCCCCTTGCAGCGCAAGCTAATGAACGGCGTCAATAATGACCCGGAGATCCCCGCACACTTGCACCTGGTTTTTGACGTGGATATCCCGGCAATTGCCACCGAAAAGGGCGAAAAATGAGCGCAGTTAAGTTAAAATCCCCCCCATTATTAGCAATGGCGTGCGGGATGGTGAACATGCGAGTTTTTAAAATTAAATGTCCTGAATGCGGCTCACCGGCCATCATTCGCAAATCTGACTGGAAAGATAAAAAACTGGCGTCTTTATACTGTGGCTGCACAGAAGTGGAATGTGGTCATACATTTGTTTATAGCGTTGAGTTTTCACATACCCTCAGCCCCAGCGGGCTGACCGGCAACAAGCTGGTTAAATTCCTGATTGACCGGCTCAAGCCGGAAGAACGTCAATTCGCGCTGGACCTGCTCAGTGGGCAAACTACATAAATCCCACTGCTACACATAGATGTACGGCGCAAGCATCAATCCTTTGAACACCTAATGTACATTACATCCCTCCGCCGCACATTCAAATTGCGGCGGTTTTCAAATAAGTAAAGGATTGCCCTATCCAGCCCATTGCCTACACATTATAAAATCATACTTTTACGCACTATCAATATCCTATATAAACAACATAGAAACAATCCTTAGTGAATAAACGCGTTCAAACACTGTAAGAATAAATCTCTACAATGATACATTACATTTAATCTGAAAGTTCACCAATATCATCCATTGGTTTTTTATCATTAAAAGATAGACGAAGTTTTTGTTCATGTAATGCAGTGATTTTTTTACAACTATCTACAGAAATATAATAAAACGACAAGCCATCGTTATTAATAAATTCCAAATTAATCCTAATAGACATCAGCGCGTACATCAATGGATTTTCATCCTTGAAATTATACAACCCCTTAACTAAGGAAATATTCTCATCAGAAATACTTTCAATTTTCAAATCAAATAAATTAGTATTCCGCAGACAGGAAAATACGCTCAAAAAATCCATGTAGTAAAGACCAGGAGACCCCAAACCCAAAACTCCTTTTGAATCTGTTATTCTCATACCTTTTGAGTAACGGTAAACACTTGCCTCTCCTTTAACCATGTAATGAATTGTTATAAGCTTATCGGAAGGTAGTTCACTTACATCTTCGATCTCATTTACATCTTTATATTGGCCTTTAATTCCATCAAGCATTTTATGAAGCCAAGCATAGACAAACACTTCAGCATGATGTGAACTATTCATTGAATAATGCACTTTATCAATTGACTGCAAGACTTCTCTCTTATTAATCAATGAATAGAATGGATTGCAGACAACTGAATTTGACACAGGAATAGAATCAATATCTACGAATTTATTAAAATACCCACCTAATGATATTGATACTTTATCTATGTATTTATTAACCAGAACCTTATCAAGGTCAGAAGAAACAATAGAATTTGCGATTAATTCATTTTTTACAGAAATTATACTTTCAAGATGCTCTGCAACCTCCATCCGATTTGTTTCTTGAGAAGATCCTTCATTAATCAACTCTAATAAAGCTGAAAATTCATCACCTTTCAAATATGATATAAGTGATTGCAGTTCATGAGTTGTTATTTTTGTATTTTTAATAAACTCTTTTTTATTACGTATAAAAATAGGATTGAAGTTGTTTTTATTAAATAATGTTTGAGTCATTAAAAGGGATACTGCTTTGAAAGCATCGTTATTTATTGAAAAGGTTGCAACCTCATAATCAGGTATATCTCTTAAAGTTCTACTTGCATCAAAATCAGGTTCAGATGGGACTGTAAATATAACATCATACACGCCACTCTTATAAAAAAGATCTTCTAGGAATGAAGGTGCTAACCATTTCATTAAATTCTGTTTTATTATTCTCAATTCCTCCTGATGCCCATCACTTTTTTCAGATAAATAGCACAGCCTAATAATCAGTAAAGTTATAACCTGTCTTACACACGATACCATCTTGTTCTCAATGATACTAAGGGTTTCGCCATCATCAGATGACTCTGGATAACGAAATTTCTCAGTCAAGAATCGAGTATTCAGGCTAAATGCCAAATAATTCTTTGACAAGATGTTGTCTCTCACCGTTGACATATATAAATCAAAAAAACGATATTCTGGATCACCTAAACTATATTGAGCACGATGTTCCAATGACGGTGATATCAATTTATAAAATTCATCATATTGCTCATTATCATAAATATACCTTCCCAAATCCATAATCGATCGAAGAGCATCACACACTATATTATAGTTTTTATACCCACTCACTTCAGAACTAACCTTCATATAAAAAGCAGCAAAAATTGAATACTCTATATTATTTTTTTTGTTAGTATAACCAAAAGAGTGATTGAGGTTATGTATTACTTTAACTAATTCAGTTTCACTAACTAATGTGAAGATAGCTCTTATGCTAAAATCTAACGCTAACTCATTACCACTAAAAAGACTATTTCTTAAGCTAATAACTACTGCATCTTCATACTTACCGTAATTCAAGAAGCTTTCAGGAGCTGAACTGAACACCAATCCTTTTTTCAATAGTTTTGTAACATTACTAATTAATAGCTCATCGATCGACGCTCCATCTTGCACTTCAATATGAACCGATGAGGTTGATAGTGGATATATAAAGTTAAGATTCACGCGTAAATCAGTACGTACCACTTTCGAAAAACGCTCTAGCTCATTGTTAATTTCTTTAAAGCAAATTGGACAAAAATCATTAATAATGACATTTTGATTATTTTGGAAAATATTTAACTTACGTTGTCCTTTATTGATAAAATCGGAATCCCACCCATAATGAATATATTCAAAATCATTAATCATGTTTAAAAATTTATTTTCTATAGTTCTTCTACGTTCGTCAATCAATAAATAATCATTTTTAGCCTTATCAAGCTCAAAAAATAAACGATCAGTTATTATAGTTGGATTCTCAGTAACATTATATAATTTCAGATACATTGAACCATAATTAAAAATAAAGTATAACGATACAAAAATGGATATAGCATAAGTAATCATGCCGCCACCACATGAAAGCAATACGATACCACTTAAAAGACTAAAAATAGAATTTAAACTAAACTTTAAAAAACTAGTTTTCCGCAACAACATCGACTTACAAATATTTTCAAAGCCATGTTCAGAATAATTAGAAACCTGACTAACAAACATTCCCATAAATGTAATTGATAGTGCAGCAATAGTTCCATGTATGCCTAAAACTCCCGCCCAAACACTAGTAGTCCAATTCAATGGGGAATTATTGAGAAAAGATGGTGTTACAAGTAAATACTTTACCCCTTCATCAACATATCTAGAGTAGATTACACCGGAAATACCCAACCCGACCAGAATAAAGTAGATCAAGAAGATAATTATAACTTCCCTATTTATACTTAAAAAACCATTATTAAAAATAATTTTTCTTTCCAAAATCAGACCCCACATTTAATAAGACAACATGATTTATCAATTATCTAAAAATCTCTGCAATGATATTGTATTACATAAATCTTCAAATAACATTAATCATTCTATCTTGAAACTTGTCTTAAACAAGATTACCTCTTTACTCTGCTGAGTCAAACAGCCTAGCCCACTCACTTGTATCACTCATCTTTAACATCGCAGCGTAGTTTCTAACTGGAGCATACCGAATATGACCGCTATTAACATTATGCCGTAACTGCATATTTAGATATTGGATTAGGGGCATCGCGCTGACAGAACTCAAATGCGGGCTCTTTGCCGCCCGCCCCCGCAGAATCACGCTATCCGACGCAACCAGCTGCGACGGATAGCGTGATTTAATTCATTCTTTAGGGTAGCGACCTTCCGCACCCGCCAGCATTTTTTGATATTCCCCGACCGGATCAAACCGCAGGTGCGTGGCATCAATGCCGTGGTTATCCCGTAAATGTTCCCATAATTTATTCACCGTCCGTGACTCATTAGGTAATTGACGCGTTATCAACTGGCCGCCAGCACTGGCTTGATAAAATTTCCCGCCAATCTCCAGACGGCTCCCCATTAACAGCGAAACGGCCTGAATCTCTGAAATCTCAACCAAACACAACGCCGCATCAGCCAGCAGACTGGCAACCGCAGGGGCAAGCGCTGCCCGCCTGGCTTTATCAGCCACCGATCTGGCCTCGGTTTTTTCCACGGCAGAACGCCAGGCAACATCTAATTCGCTCCCTGGTTCATAAGGTGATCCGCTGTGCCGCCTTTTGAATGGTGCTTCACGTAGTCGCCGTATCAATTTGCGCCGCGTTGGCTGGTCCATATTTTCAAAATCGACGATTTCCTCTTCTGATTCTTCTGTAATACCCTCCACACCAGGCGAAAAATCGGTGATTTTTTCGTCTTCCGTAGAGTTATTGACAGAACTCCAAGCGTCGCCGGTTGGCGACGGCAAAAGGTCAACCCCCAAACCGGGGCCGCTTTTGGCCCCAGTGACGGTTTTGGATTTGGCTCGAATTTTCCACTTAACCAGACGGGTGCAAATACGGGAGGCATCCCCCAGACGCGGCGACCAGACCCCGAAAACCTTTTCGGGGATCTCACAATAAGCATTCATTTCATCAGCGGGCTGATAGGCCAGACGGACGACATAGTTTTCTCGCGGGATCAAAACACCACCCTGGCGGATGATGTAAGTAGCAAAGCATCCGACATCGGCAGCGGCGCAAACCGCATCCATTGCAGGATCCACAAGCAATGGCGCACCACGTTTGAAGGTACTGTCAATTTTCTGTCGGGTCGTGATCTGATTACTAAGTTTGCGCAGCTCGCGGTAAACCGATATGGGCGGCTGTCCGATGGGCTGAAACTGGCGGATACGGTGAAGCGATGCCCAGGCCATTGCATATTTGGCGCTTTCATTCAGCGGCTTGCCGCTTTCGTCGTCCAGTTCACCGGCCAGCGCGTGGCCGTCGATATTCTTCGAAATGTATTTAGCGATGTATGCCGTTGCTGACCCTTTCCGTGGGTCCATTTTTTTTGACTTGAAACGAGCGCCGGTATTGCGGCCCAGCTCGTCGCGGTCTTCCGCAATGAAGTAGGTGCGAAGGATCGCAACCGTGGCTTTGACTTGCTCTTGTGGCATAAACAGCAACGCGTGCCAGTGTGGTGTCCCATCGTGATGCGGCTCGGCGACACGGAAGCCATAAGGGCGCAAATCTTCGCGTTTCAGTTTGGCGGTTGCCCGGTTCCACACACGGCATAAATAGCACTGCGCCTGGGCGACGGTGGAATGATTCCATTTGGCGTTATGGTGGCCGGATGCAATATTACTGTGATATTTCGACGGGCAAGTGATTGTCAGGAAGATGCCAACATCGCCGCGACTTTGGGCAACAAGCTCAACCCCAGCCATTCGGGCCATAAGCTCATGGCGACGAATAGCCGGGTTTGACGTGGATTTATTAATCATGTCCTCAAGTGAGGAAACGTTGCCGTCTTCGTCTACCAGTTCATGACTTTTGAAAAAATCCCGGTTTTTACGGCGCTGTTCCTGCCACTCGATCAGGCTGGAAGCGCTAACGTATGCGTGCGCTTTTTTATTTACCGCGCCAACGGCTCGCAGCTGGTTTTCGCGCCAGTCACAACGCAGGCGCCAGATTTTGCGCCCCCACCAGTCAGGCGAAGCCATACGCAAAATGGCCGTACATATCCGATCACGTTCCCACGGCGCATACCATGCAGGCGGCACAATGCGAAGCGCCAGCATTTCGCGGCCCAGATGACAATAAAGCCAGTCCAGTTCTTCGACGTTCATGTCGGAAACATTCTGTCCCAGGGCTTCGCATTCCGTCCCCAGCATTTCAGCCATGCGGCTGGCGATCTCATTAGCGGCGCTTAGTGCTTCCCGCTTTGTGAAATCAGCCAGCCGTTGCCAGCGCCCGAACCAGTACGCGGCCAGTTCGCCGGTGATATCAGGCGAAACACCTTGCCTTGTGCGCACAACATCAAGACGCAGCAATGATTTTTTCACTGTCCCCATAAGAAAATCATTGGTGTGTCTGGTTTCACGGTTGACCCGTAACCACTCAATTTTTTTACGCCAGACTTCACGAATGAAGAACGGCTCTGATAATAAACGTGCTTCGACACCTTCTGGCGTATTGGCCCAGGCTGCCGCCGTGGCTTTAGCGGCTTCCATTTCTTGCCGGATTATATTTTGATGGGCGGCCAGTGGCAGGCCGCATGGTTCGTACCTGTCCAGCGCCTGGATGAGCGCATCACGGTCACGAACTTCGGCGGGATTGTAACCGGCACGTTTGAAGATGTGATCGATATGTTTTTTTACGGCAGGATGATGCGCCACCGCCCCAGCAAGCGGGGCGATTTTTTTCGGTTCATAGATGTACGGGCCAACAGCTGGACGCGGTGCGTTCCAAGGCCATGCGAAAGCGTTAGTCATTCACATATGCCCGTAGAAGTCGCAACCTTGAGAATACCGATCACCTCACTGGCGGCCCCTCGGGTAATGGCGTTCGCGCTGACAGAACGGTTAACGCTAATTTCCTGGAAGTTGAAAGAGCGATAAATCTCGCAGGTGGCTGGGGTGTCGCTATTGGACAGGATCACCGGCGAACCAGTAAGGCGGTTAATATCCAGCAGAGCGGCAGCTAACTGGCGATGCTCTTTAATCCCAAACGGGGCGGTGTGGTATTGGGTGAAATTAGCGGTTTCGCTTGTTGGCAGGTATGGCGGATCGCAATAGATAACCGCGTCACTACCAATCATGATTTTTAACGTGCTCTGGAAATCGCAGCACACGAAAATAGCTTTCGTGTCGTTAGCTTTTTCAGAGAATAAACGGATTTGTTCTTCCGGGAAGTAAGGCGGGGTTTTGTGACGCCCAAAGGGAACGTTATATCCACCCTGTTGGTTGTAGCGTACTACGCCGTTATATCCGTGACGGTTCAGGTAAAGAAATTGTGCTGCACGAAGAATCTTGCCCGCGTCCGGCCCATCTTCAAACACACTGCGCAATGACAGTAGGTCACGGGCGCGGGCGTTGAAATCATCGCGGATCCACTTATAGCCGTCTTTATCGCCGTACACTTTAAACAGTGGGCGAGCAGCGTCGATCACCGCATCAGGCCAGCGGGTTATCTGGCGATACAGGTTAATTAAATCTGGGTTGATATCACCCAGGATATAACGGCGATATTCAGTATTGAGGAAAACAGAAGCACCGCCGACAAACGGTTCCACCAGGCAATCGGCTTTCGGCAGAATCGGCAGCAAATCAGGCATAACGCGGCCTTTACCACCGGGCCATTTAACGAGAGATCGAATCATTTTTACTTTCTCCAGGGTGCAAGAAGCCCGACGCGTTAGCGCCTGTTTCTTTTTTGTGGGTAGTTAGTTGTTAATTTACTGCGTTATCTGGCGCGGGTGGTTTGTCGCGTATCGCCTGAATTTCGGCGCGTGGTGCGGCGTAGTCCTCAAATTCCCACGGCATTGATGCTGCAAATTCGGAAAGGCGCTTAATGCCCATCAAAAGGCACGTTTGCTCCTTTTCGGTTAGATTTTCGTAAGTACAACCCAGCTGTTTGGCGGTCAGCTTCGGCATTCCGGCTATGTATCTGGACGCATCGTTTGCCAGGATGAAAATCACCTTTTTACAGGCATCATCCAGGCGGTTAAAACGGGTTGCAGTGTCGTTCACGCGTGAGACGTTCAAACTTGCTTGCAGTCGAGCCCGTTGCTCTAAGAACTGGCGACGGCCTGGCTGTTGTCCTGTCTTATCCATCAACATAACCACCTCCCCGAACTACGCAAAGATGCCCATTAAGCGGGAAAACCAGCGGCGCTTATTACGCGGGCGCGACATAAACGGTACACGGCAGTTTTTAACAAATTGAACATCTGCCGCTTTAGGCTGGAAGAACCGCCCGTCCGGGGTTTCAATCCAGCCGCGTTGATGCTGACGGTGGGTGATCTGCTGGCCGTGGGTGAGCAGGCTGGCGAGTGAAGGGCACTGTGTTAAGTCCATGTTGATCTCCGTCATATTGAAAAGATGCCGGGATATAACCCCACGCCCGGCACGTGTTTCCTGTGATAACATCGCTATGCCTGTGTAACTTTGAGCAGTGAATCAGGCATAACAATCACCAACACAGAAGGAGTTGTAATGAAATTCAATGTGTTTTTTAAAAAAGACCACGGATCACACTGGGTACTTTCCGATGGTTCCCCCCTCTTTGAAAGTCCACTATTTGAAACAAGACCTAAAGCCATTGATGACCTTGAGAACTTTGTAGGCCTTATGGAATCGCCAATTTTTATTAAGGCTGGTGACGATATTAATTCTGGCGATACAGAAAACTGTCCATCTGTAGTTATTTCTTTAAAACAGCATGAATCGCTATGGGGCTGGGAGTTATTTATCTCAAAAAATGGACAACTGTCTAAAGTTACCGAAAGTTCAGGTAATGGCTTTGACTCATTAGAATTAGCAAAGCAAAGTGCCCAGTTTTTTATTAATGCCATTATCGACGCTCCTATTCTGGATCAAGCCGATGTCGCTATCCCCGGTATGCACTTCTCAAAATCTTTCGAGGAAACGCACCACATTGGTGACATTCACCCATCCAGTAAATGGTTCAAATAATCCATCACTGCGGCGTTATCGTTTTTCTTGTGCGAGGTGGAACTGAACCGCCCCGGTTTTCCTGGAGAGTGTTTTATCTGTGAACTCAGGCTGCCAGATCATCGTTTCTGATGG